CGGCGGATCTCGGCGAGCAGCACGGCGGCCATCCCGGGCGAGGCGACAGCCGCTCCGGCTGGAGTGGTGTTGGCGATCAACTGGGCGTACATGTCGAGCTGCTGGTCGGTGAGGCGGTCGGTCATCAGGTTCTCCGTTCGGTTGATCCGGTTTTCGCGTCCCGTCCGGGTCGGGCAGGAGCGTCGTGCACCCGGTCCGCAGGCCGGGCGGGGAACAACGGGCGAGGTCACGCAGCCTGGTTGCACTTGGGGCAGCTGCAGCGGCCGTCCATCGGGGTTGGTCCGCCGGGTGCAGTGCCGATGGGCCAGGCCCCGCGGTGCGGGATGACGTACTCGAGCTCGGCCGGCACTTCGGGTTCGGCCGGGGGCGGCTCCGGTTGCGGCTGTACGGAGCTGACGAGTGAGCGCAGGTACCGCTCGAGGTCGCCGTCTTCTCGGAGGGCGGCGAAGTCCTCGGGGCCGGCGGACATCAGGTCTGAGCCATATCCACAAATCGGGCATAGTGCCCCTGGAATGCGCAGGTGATAGTGGCGGTCGGTCCGCCGCGGTTCTTGCCGATGATCAGGTCGGCCTCGCCTGCTCGAGGGGATTCCTTCTCGTAGGCGTCCTCGCGGTGCAGGAGAACGACGATGTCGGCGTCCTGCTCGATCGCGCCGGACTCGCGGAGGTCGGACACCATCGGCTTCTTCTCGGTGCGCTGCTCGGGCCCGCGGTTGAGCTGGCACAGGATGATCACGACGATGCCGAACTCCTTGGCGAGGAGCTTCAGGTTGCGCGACAGGTCCGCGATGGCCTGCTGCCGGTTCTCGGCCTTGGCGACCTGCATCAACTGCAGGTAGTCGACGATCACGAGGCGCAGGCCGATCGTCCGCACCAGGTGGCGGACTTGGCCGCGGAGCATGGGCATCGACAGGATCGGCGAGTCGTTGACGTGCATCGGCGCAGCCGCGATGTCGGGTACGCGGCGGGCGGCGCGCGCCATGTCGACGTCGGTGACGGCGCCTTGCTTGAGGTGGTGGTGCGGGATGCGGGCTTCGGCGCACAGGATCCGGTCGGAGAGTTCCGGCTTACCCATCTCGAGGGACTCGATCAGCGTCGGGATCTTGTTCTGGATGGCTGCCGCTCGAGCGAAGTCCTGCGCCAGCGTGGTCTTGCCCATGGCCGGCCTGGCCCCGACGACGACGAGCTGCCCCGGGGACCAGCCGCCGCACAGGAGGCTGTCGAGGTCGATGAACCCGGTGGGGATGCGGTCCTCGAGGGTCGGCTCGGTGACGGCCCGGACGAGGGAGTCGGCCAGCAGGTCGCCGAGCGTGGAGATGTCGGCTTGATCGTTGGTGCGGACGACGCCGTCCAGCTCGGCCTGAATGGCTGCGATGTCCTCGTCGGCGTCGAAGGCGGCACTCCGGCCGCGGAGGATTGCGTTGTGGCCGTGAGCGATGAGCCGGGCGGCGACGGCCGCCTTGGTGATGCGGGCGGCGTACCAGGCCATGGCGCCGGGGTTGGCGGAGTTGTACAGGTCGGCGACCTGGTCCTCGCTGGGGCACGGGATCGGCAGATAACCGGAGGCCTTCCAGGCGACGAGCTGCCGGTGGACGGCCTGCCAGCGGATCTCGCCCTTGGTGAGGGTCTGGCGGATCTCGTCTGTGGCTGACCAGACCCAGCGCAGCCAGTCGACGGTCATGTCGGCGGGGTCGAACTCGGCGGCGGTCTCGTCAATGAGCTCAGGTCGAGCCATGACGGATGCGGCGACGACGCGCTCGGCGTCAACGTCGGCCGGCCCGGTGGTGGGCTCGAGCTCGTCGGGTCCCCAGATGTCGGTCTCGGTGGTCACGCGTTGATCTCCTTGATGGTGGTTGAGGTCTTGCGGATGCACAGAACGGTGATCACGCCGCCATCGCCTCAAGATCTGCGGTGAGCAGTCGGCGGTAGCCCTCGACGGCCTGGCGGGTCACGACGCCATTGCCGAGGATCTTCAGCTGCTGCGCGCGGGGCAGGTCGAGGCCGGTGACCCAGCCCTCCGGCAGGCCCATCAGCCACTCGACAAAGGCCGGGGTGAGGCGCCGGTTGCCGCGAGCCCCAGGCTCGGTCGGTGCCGGTGCGGGCCTGCCGGTGATCACGGTCCACCGGTGGATCGCAGGCCCGTAGTCGGTGCCGTCGGTGGCGATCCACTGGTTGTGGTCGAAGCCGGCGGGCAGCAGCCAGGCGATGTCGGTGAGGGTCTTGCCGGCATTGAACTTCTTGCCGGGGGTGCGGCGGGCGGTCCAGTTTCGGGTACCGCGGGCGTCGGCAACTGTCGGCGTGGACAGGAGCGCTACGCCGTCTCCTCCGTCACCGTCGGCGGCGACAGCAGGAACACCACCTCGTCCTCGAGGGTCGGTCCGTGGCCCCCGGCTTTCCGCTTGTCCGGGTGCTGCGGCCCACCGTTCACGCCAAGCTGCGCTGTCGGGGTTTTCAGCAGCGGGATGGGCGACGAGGAACCAGCGGTCGCGGGGGTGCGGCGCGCCGACGGCAACGTCACCAGCTCGTACACACGTCCATCGCGCGTCATACCCGATCGCGGCCAGGTCGGCGACGACTTCGCCGAGGCCGCGCGACCGGATCGCCGCCACGTTTTCCAGGAAGACGAGGCGCGGTCGAATGACGCGAACAGCTTCAGCAACGTTCTTCCAGAGCGCCGAGCGGGCATCGAGGAATCCCTTCCGGAGGCCGGCGTTGGAGAGTCCCTGGCAGGGGAAGCCGGCGGCGATGGTGTCGAAGTGGTGCTCCTGGGCGAGTGCAGCCCAGTCGGTCTTGCTGATGTCGCCGAGGTTGGTGGCCCACGGGAAGCGGGCGGCCATGACCTGCGCGGCGTACTCGTCGTTCTCGGCGTAGACGAGGGTCTTGTTGCCGGTGATCTGCTCGACCGCAAGATCAAGACCGCCGTAACCGGAGCACAGGCTGAGGTTGGTCACGCCGCCACGCCCCGTCGCCGGTCGGCGCCTTCGAGGAGGACGACACCGCCGCGGCACATCTCGGCGAGGCGGGACAGGACGCGCTCGCCGGTGACCTCGAGGAGCTCCTTCGGCAGCACGTCGCTGGTGATCAGGACGGGCCGGCGGTTGATGTACCGGTCGTCGAAGATCTCGAAGAGGCGCTCCTGCGTCCACGTGGACGGGCGGGCCGCGGCGAGGTCGTCGAGGTACAGCAGGTCGACGTTCTGTAGGCGCTTGACCATGGCCCGGCCGGAGTTGCCGTCGGCGTCGGGCCGCAGGGCGTCGAACAGGGCGGTGGACCGCCAGCTCTCGACGACGGGGGTGCCGCGATAGTTGGCGCCGAACTGGGTGTGCACCCACCGGCGGATGGCCTGCCAGGCGCTGTGCGTCTTGCCGACGCCGAGCGGGCCGGCGATGAACAGGCTCGGGCAGTTGGACTCGCCGGCCGCCCATCGCGCGATGTCGGGGGCCAGCTCGACGTCCATCTGGTAGATGCCGGGGATCTTGGCGGCGAAGGTGGCGACGGCCGCGTCCCGGCGTTCGTCAATCCAGGACTGGCGGCTGGTCGGTTCGTCAGAAGTTGAGTGCATCCTGCTTCTCCTCTTCGGTCATGTGGCTGGTGTCGCGGGGTGCGGTGGGTACGCCGGTTCCACGTGGCAGCGGCGGGGGTTCGTCCTCGTAGCGCTTCTGGTTCAGCCATGTGGAGGCGTGGGGGATGAACTGCTGCTCGGTCTTCGCCGCGAGGTGGTAGTCGGCGTGGGCCTTGACGGCAGCGAGGAGGGATGTGGAGTCGGCTCCGCCTTTGATCGCCTTGACCCAGGACTTGGCGGCTTCGCTCTTGCCGGCCTTGCGCGGGTACTGGCTCCAGAAGTCGTCGAAGGCGGGCCCGGGGTCGTCACGCGTGCTCGCCGCCGAAGGGGGCGGGGTTACTTCCTTTCCCTGTTCCTTTCCCTGTTCCTTTCCTTTCCTTTCCTCCAGTGAGTCATCAGTGACGTCTCCGTGAGGAGTGCGTGAGTCTTCGTCTGTGCAGGTCACGCCCATGATTTGACCCTCACTTGGGGCGGGGAGCTTGCTCGCTGTGGGCCGGTTGATTTTCTGGTGCTCAGCCCAGCCTCGAACGGCCAAGTAGCGCTTGCGATTGAGGGTGTAGCGAACGATCAGTGAGGACTCACTGAGTCCTCCGAGATCCCCTTCGATGTCGGCCGCGGTGCGGTCATCGAGGGGCCAGATCGCAGCCTTGATGAGGCGGGCGTCGTCGACGCAGCGACCCTCGTCATCGACGTGCGTCCACAGGCCGATAAACGTCAGGCGCTGCTCGTAGCTCAGGTCGGCGACCGTGAGCGACGTGAAGAAGTCCGGCTTGATGGAACGGATGCGGGGCATCAGGCGACCCCGCCCTTCGCGCCCTGAGGTTCGGCGTCGAGGAAGCTTGCGATGTCCAAGCTGAGCTCGCCGCCGGCACGGTGGGCGGCGTAGGTGACGTCGGTGTGCGTTCGTCCGCCATCCAGCAATCGGTGAACTGCCGCAACAACGGCCCTCGTCTCACGGAGGCAGGGGTCGCGCTCTTCGGCGGCACAGTTCCATGCGGTCGACCAAGCCTCTATCGCGTCGAGCGTGGCAAGGAAGCGCCCATCGACTGCCGCGGCCTCTCGCCACGGCACTTCGATGTACGACTGAAGGTCCACCGCGTTGTGAAGGCCAGCCTTGTATGCAGGCTCAGTGAGGTCGACCTGCCCCGAGTAGCCACAGGCGAGAACCTTGTAGGCCTCCTCCATGAACCATCGCTTCTCCTCCTGCGACGGAGTGCGACCCGTCTTCTCGTGAGCCCATTCCCAGACCATGCAGAGGTGGATGGCGATGGTGTCGTGCCTCTGCTTCTCGGCGTGCCTCAATTCCGCGGCGCGACGGAAGGCGTCCTGATCGACGTCAGCGACGGGTTCGGCGTTGGGCAGGCTGCTGGTCTTGCCGCTGTTGCAGTCCGCGCAGGCGGTGACGAGGTTGCCCGGCTTGTCGCTCCCGCCGAGCGATGTCGGGATGACGTGGTCGACGTTGAGCTTGACCTGTGGCGCCGTGGCGCCGCAGTAGCGGCAGGCATGGTTGTCCCGCCGGAGGATCTCGTACCGGAGGCGCTTAGAGACGGCCATTGGTCTTCTTTCGAGCGGTGTGGTTGGGGGCTTTCGGACGCACGGAACCAAGCCCTTACGGCGGCCTGTTTGAGCGATTTGGTGCCGCCGTGGCACTCCTGAACGGTACCCCAAGGTGACCGGTCACCAGTAGGTCAATGTGCAGCCAGTCTGTAACGGGGTGGTGCCTAGTCAGTGCACGGTCAGCTACGCTGTCGATATGACGACGAAGGGAACCCCGGGCCGCGTAGTCCGCATCGACGACGAGACGTGGGCCGCATACGGGGAGTTGTGCGCAGCGGAGGGGACGTCGCGAGCCGACGACCTGCGCCGTCATGCGCACGCCCGCGTCACCGCCTGGCGCAAGCAGCAGGCCCGCCAAGGCGCCATCAAGCGCCGGCTCGAAAGCCTCCAGGACTCCGACGACTGATCGCATCGCTCCTCCTCTCTCCTCCGGCCCCGCCTTCCAGCGGGGCTTCGTCGTGTTGTGGGCTAGGCCGCTTCGGCGAAGATCGCCGCGTACTGGTCGCGCATGGCCTGGTCTTCGACGTGCCGCGGGTGGACGCATCGCGGGACGGCGCAGCCGGCCTTGACGCGGCCGATGGGTTCGCGGCCCCAGCGGATTCGGAAGGCGATGCGGCCGGCGGTGTACATGCGGCCGGCGGCGTGGACGACGGCGGCGCCGGTGCTGTTGTGATGTCCGGTCCACAGCAGGTGGCCGTCCCCGTCGGGCCGGGTGCGCCGCCAGAACAGGTCTTCGGGACTGGCGGAGCCTTTGATCGTGCGGGCGTCGGGCAGGCGGAGGTCAGCACGGATGGCGGCTATGGTCCGGTGGTTGACTCCGACTTCGCGGGCGATGTCGTGGTTGGAGACTCCGGCGTGCAGGAGTTCGGTGATGGCGCGCGTGTTCATGCCGCCACCCCCAGTTCGGCGACGGCCTTGCGCCACTGGCGGTCGGCGGCGAGGTGGTTGGTGCACAGGTCGCGGCCCACCCGGGCTTTGCGGCAGCCGTCTACGGTGCACAGTTGGTCGGGGCCGAGCATTCCGGCGTCGGCTTCCCAGTCCTTGACGAGGCGCTCATAGACGCACAGGTGGACGGATACGGTGGCGCGCGGCATGCCGTTGCGGCGGAGCCAGAGGGCTGCTTCGCGGAGTTCGTACTCGTTCAGCGCGGGTCGCGGGTGATCGCCTCTGATGGCGCGCTCGACGGCGTAGTAGTCGATGCGCCTGGTGCTGAACTTGTCCTCGGTGGCGGGTGGAATGAACGTGGGGCGCGCTTCGCGGTCGTAGGTGGCGATAAAGGGGCGCTCGCGCAACTGGGTCACGGGGTGTCCTCCTTCCGGGTCTGGTCGGGCTGGTCGTCGCTGGTGCAGGTCTGGGCCCAGCGGGTGATTTCGATGGCGTTGTTCCAGTGGTTGGCGGCTGCGTTCCACAGGTGTCGGGCCAGGTGGAGGACGGCATAGGAGGCGAGGAGCAGGAGCCCGATCGCGCTGGCGAGGAGCAGCCAGAAGGCGATGTCGAGGGTCCAGTCGTGGGCGATGAGCCAGCCGCCGATGGGGGCGAGGGCGGCTTCGATGCGGGCGTTCACGTCCGCCTCCCGGTGACGGCTTCGACGGCGAGGCCGGCCGCGGCGTAGAGGGCGCCTGCGATGGCTCCGGCGGCGATCAGGGCGAGGTACAGGCGGCCGAGGGGGACGTCGTCCAGGCGGGCCATCACGCGGTCCACCGCCTCGTGGTGATCCCGGCCTGCTCGGCGAGGGCGGCGGTGTGGCTGGCGCCTCGGCTGCCGTTGCGGATGAAGGCGAGGCAGGCATCGGCGCCGAGGTTGACCATGTGGGCGTTGCGGATGAACCCGGCGCGCTTGCCGTTGACCGACCAGTTCGCGGGGTGGCGCTCCTCGTTCACGCTGCCGACCGCGAATCGGTTGGCGGTCCGGTACCAGCGGGCGGCGTGCTCATCGGCGCCGTTGGGGCATGCGCCGTGGACGACGACGAGCTTCCGATCATTGATGAGGGCTTCGTCGCGGCAGTCGTTGAGGGCGGCGTAGACGACTTCGGGGTGCCCCCAGTCGCGACTGCCGGTGACGAGGACGCGGTACGGCTTGGCCATCACGCGGCCGCCTTCCGCTGCTGGGCGCGGGCGGCCGTGCGCTGGGCGGCGATCTGGCGGCCCTTGACGGTCAGCTGCCAGACGGCGATCCGGTGCCCGTGGGTGTTGGCCTGGGTGGACGGCACCATCCGCCCGGTGTGGGCGATGATCCCGCCGCTGCGCAGGGAGTTGATGACGGCGCCGAGGAACCCGTGGCCGAGCTCCGGCAGCACGTCGCGGAGGTCGTTGCACGACCATTCGTCGTGGCGCTGGCCGAAGTGGAAGACGGCCCGCTCGACGAGGAACAGGTCCCACGAGGACTGGTCGGCGATCTCCTCCAGCAGGAGATCCTTGTCGGCGGAGGCGAGACGTTCAGCAGGGGTGAGCTTGCGGGCCATGGCGGGCTCCTTGTCGCTGTGATGTCCTTGGGTTGAGGGCCGGCCCGCATTGCCCGCGGGCCGGCCTCCGGTGTGCGGGCTACTGCTGGGCGTTCTTGAGCGCGACGCCGCGTTCCTTGATGAAGGCGCCGAGGCTGGTCGGCTGGCCGGTCTGCGGGTGCATCAGCGGGGTGGCGAGAGAGCTGGCGGCCTCGACCTCGCGGTAGAGGGCGAGCAGGCTGTCCGGGGTCGCGTTGTCGGAGCTGGCGGCATCGATCCACACCGTGGTGTCGATCTCCTTGCTGCCGTCGCGCAGCCAGTCCAGGTACGGCCTGGCGATGTCGGTCGCCCCGTTGGGCTGGTTGAGGATCAGCCCACGGAAGGAGGGGCAGCGGGACTTGATGAAGCGCAGCCGGTTGGCCTCGTCCATCTCGGCGGCCACACCGAATTCGAACTCGATGCCCTTGCGCTGCTCGGCAAGCAGGCCCTTGCTGACGGGAGTCTTGCTGCCCCTCTCGAGGACCCACTTCTCCGAAGCCCGCATCGTCACCACGACATGTCCCGGGTACGACATGAGGGCTTCGATCATGTCGTCCTGGATCTCGCCGCCGTCCTTCCAGGCTGCGAATTTGTTGCCGCTGTACTTGCTGTCGGCTACCTGGGAGACCTGGTCGAGGGTGCCTTCGGCGCCCTTCCAGAAGTGGGTCAGGGAGTCGATCATGACGACCGGGTAGCCAGCCTGAGTGGCTGCTGCCAGGGCCTTGATGAGGCCGCGCGGGTTGTAGCGACGCATCGGGAAGTGGTCGAACTCGACCGGGAGGTCGTTGACGTAGAGGGTGGCGGCGTTGCGTTCGGTGTCGATGACGGCGAAGCGCTCGCCTTCAGCGAAGCCGCCGGCGATGGACAGTCCGGTCCAGGTCTTGCCGCACCCGGAGGGGCCCTGAATGGACAGACGGGCCTTCTGGCCATCCTTGCTGGCCGGTCGGAAGACAACCGGTCCGTCGTCGTACTCGTCGGCCTGCGGCTGCTGCTGGCGGGCGGTGCGGACGGGCGGTGGAAGCTGGGACATGCGGTGTCTCCTAGGCGTACTGGCGCTCGACCCATGAGGGCAGCGCAGTCATCGGGTTGGGCAGGTAGCCGGGCCATTCGCCGGACTCGCGGCAGATGGCGTAGGCGTTGAGGGCGACCGTGTTGAGGTGGCGGCCGATCTCGCGGGCCATCGGGTCGCAGGTGGTGACGACCACCAGGTAGGGCGGCTCTTTCTCTTGCAGCACGAACTGGAAGGGCTTCTCCGGGTCGGCGACGTCGAGGGCGAGGCCGGCGTCGAGGTACCACTCCTGCTGCTGGTGGTAGCCGTGTTCGTTGAAGGTGCGTTCGACGTCTTCGCGGCGGCAGGAGCGGGCGGTCTTGTAGTCGACGATCTGGCCGTCGTGGCGCAGCCAGTCGAAGCGGGCCCGCCGCCAGACGCCGTGGTCTTCCCAGAACGCGGACTGTTCGGCGGTACCGGATCCGGGCTCCAGCAGGGCCGCGGCTTCTGGGTCGGCGCGCAGCGCGGCGGCCATGGCGTTGACCTGGTCGAGCTCGGCGCGCTTGAGCGGGATGTTCCCCTCGGCGCGGATCGCTTCGACCTCAGCCTTGATGGCGTTGGTGTTCCACTTCTCGGCGTCGACGAGGACGAGTTCGGGGCCGTCGTCGAGGACGAGACGGTGGGCGGCGGTGCCGAGTTCGAGGGCCTTCTTCGGCGGTTCGCGGTTGTCGAGCCAGTACTTGAACTTGGCGGGGCATTCGGCGACGAGCTTCCGGGCGCCGCTGGAGGAGAGGCTGCCGCCGGGGATCGGGTCCGAGTGGTACAGCTCGGCGTCGATGTCGTACAGGCCCGGCTCGACGGCCGACGCTTCGGCTTCGACCGCGGCGGTCACTGCTGACCGCCGTTGCTAAGCGCCTGGCCTGCCAGCTCCGAGAGCTGCTCGTCGGTGGCGGTGTAGAAGGCGTCGGCCTTGGTGATGGCGTCGTACACGTCGCGCGCCCAGCGGGCATCTCCGAGCGCCGTGTGGGCGATGTCCTTGGCCGGAGGCTCGATGCCCATGAGCCGGGAAAGCGCGTAGGACTTCCAGCCGTCATCGAGAAGCCGGTCGGCTCGGGCGTAGAACTCAGCGTCGCAGTGCTGCTTGGTTAGCGTGTACGCCTGCCCGTACAGGTGGCCGACCGCCATGGTTGCGATATCGACCGTGCGGTAGTGCCAGCGGGGAGTGACGCCTGCCTCGTGGAAGATCTTCGACAGGAACCGGTCGTCGAAGGCGGGGTTGGATCCGACGAGCATGGCGCCGTCGAGGATGGTCATCAGGTCGTGCATGAGGTCTGCCTCGGTTAGGGGCGTGACCTCGTCCGGTGTGGCGGTGGAGATCTCGATGGCGAACTCCCCGTCGGGGACAACGAATCGCCGCTCGTACTGGTTGATCTCCAGGGCTTTCGGGTCGGCCTGGGCGCGGCTGGTGCGGATCTGGAAGAGGTACTCCAGGTCGGCGGCGCCGGGACGACGAAGGATGGCGGCGACTTCCCATGCGTCGTGCTTCCGCGGGTCGAGACCGGTGGTCTCGGTGTCGACGAAGGCGAGAGGCCTCGGGGCCTTCGCGGGACTGTCGGTGCTCATGGTTCTCGCTTTCGGGATAGGGGGTGCCGGGCCTCGCCGCCCGTGACCGGGGGGTTGGTGGGGCGGCGAGGCCTCGGCTGGCTGCTGGAGCCCTTGGGGGAAGGGGCTCGACGGCCACCGTCTATGGGTGGTTGTTCGCCCC